CACATAACAAAGAACTGCGCATTCAGTCACTCCAGCCAGACTTGGAGAACGAGTATATTCTACTTGGTGATAAAGGTCAGGATTTACTGATCGAACAGTTGGTAAACTACGTTCCTAATGCACATTCACATGATGATGGCCCCGATGCACTAGAAGGAGTACGCACACTGGCAAAGGGTTGGCAGCCCCTGTCGAGTGTAGGATTGATTCAGGGTGCCGTACACAAGTTTCAATCAGCAAGAGACGTGCCTGAGCGAGCTAGGACTAGACGTGTGGATATAACTGATCCCTATGATAGGCATGAGAAAGCCTATCAAGAGGTACAGAGGATCAAGGCTGTGGCAGCCGGAAAAGAATACAAAGTGCCTGAAAAGCCCTTTGTGCCTACAACGTACTGGTAAGGCGGAGCACTATGACGATTGATAGCATTAAAGACAATCGAATACGAAGATTTGCAGATAAAGTAATGGATACGCTGTTCGGCAAGGTTGAGCAATTGCCCCAAGCTGCTCAGCGTGTGGATGCTGATGCACCAGGACCTAAAAACACAGGCATCGGTACAGTCACTGAGATGATGCGTCGGTGGACTTCGGTGTTCTACGATTTGTCCACCAAACGTAAAGATGTCTATACTGATGTACTGGAGATGGATGATACGGTAGATGAGATAGCTGCAGCGCTGGATATATTGGCTGATAATGCCGTGAATGCTGAGGGTGGTGCACAGCGCTCGTTTTGGGTAAAGTTTGACAGCACAGCCCCCACCGAGATACAAAAAGCTGTAGATCAACTTATTGAGCGCGTTGGATGGCATGAGCTAGCCCAGTCTGCGGCGCGTGAATGTTTACTGATGGGTGATTGCTTTATTCAGCCGGTTATTAATGGAGATATGCTCATTGAGCGTCTGATGGAGATGCCTACCAGGACAATGTATCGCAATGAGGACGCTCAGGGCCGATTGGTCAACAATCCTGCAGAAGGTCACTATGCGTTCTATCAGGTAGTTCCTGGCATGGCTAATGAGGGCTTTTTCCCATGGCAAATTGAGCACCTTCGATGGAACAGGCCCTGGGGTTCTCCATACGGCAGATCATTGCTATCTACAGCACGTACTGCATGGCGCAAGCTGCAAGCGATGGAAGAAGCGCTTGTTATCAACTGGCTGACACGAGCGTTTGCACGCTTGCTGTTTATTCTGGATATAACTGGCAAGGCGCCAGATGAAGCAGAACAGTACATCGAAGCATTCAAGAGCAAACTGTTGACTAAGAGCATTTCTTCTGGCGTAGATGGATCTGAAGAGCTGTCGGTAGTCAAAGACATCTTTATTGGTCGTGGTTATCAGGACGTAGGGGGCAAGTACGAAGCTGGTCTTGCCGATGTCAAGGTCTTAGATACTACCAGCACAGGTTTCTGGAATCTAAACGCGATAGAGTATTATCGTGGAAAAATACTCACATCAGTACGTGTACCAAAGGCTCACTTAGGTCTTGAGAAAGACATTAATGCTAAAGCTACCTTGCAACTTCAAGATCGCAGGTTCGCTCGTACTGTACGTAACGTACAGTCCTTGTTGTCTGCAGCGATAGATCATACTATCAAGTTGCAACTCGTACTTCTGGACTATGATCCCTCTGAGATAAGATACTCTATCATGTGGCCTTCTCCTGCCTGGGCTGATGAGGTTGATACATCAACGGCTGTAAAGAACTATGCACAGGCCGATGATGTGCTGATCAAGAATGGAGTGATTACTCCCGAGTATGCTGCAATCGAGCATCTCCATGTGGCTCCCTCCGAGTGGGATACCATGAAAGTCGAGATAAAGAAGCAAGTCGCAGAACGTCAGAAGGCACAGATCACATTGGCACAAAGCAAGCCTGCTCCATCTGCGCAACCGCAGCCAGCCGGTGGTAATGGTAACAAGGGGGTGAAGTAAATTGCCCTGGAGCAAAGGGGAGATGCCTCCCAGACTAAGAGGAAAAGGTATTCCTCAACAGTATGTAAACCTGTTCATTACAGTTTATGACGCTGCATATAAAGAGTACACCGATGAGGGTAAGGCATATCAAACTGCCTATGCAGCTCTTCGTAAGGCTATGGAGAAAGCTGGTTACAGTAAGAATAAGGAATCTGGAGTTTGGAGTAAAGGTGAAAGCATGGATATGGACATTGATACTGAATTGTCTCGGGGGCTGCTGGAGCCCATCGTCGTAGCTGAGGAAGTAGCTGCTGACGGCGGACTGCGCTTTCGAGGTGTTGCACTGGTGGATGAGGCCATCAGCGGTAATACGGGTCACAGGTACTATTCTAAAGCTTTCAATGACAAGTGTATGGAAGCCACGAATCAGTATATGGCTGATGGACACATAGTCACTATCTACTCACGGCATGGGAAAGCCATACCGAAGCAAGGTCAGCTTCCTGAGCATATGCCTGTGGGTAGGGTGACAAAGGACTTGTGGCGTGAGGGTCGCAATGTCATGTATGAGGGCTTTATCGCCCCTACAGCGGAAGGTCGAGATCTGGCAACTCTAATCCGCTCAGGCGTTGTTAAAGCTACGTCTATCCGTGCAATTGAGATGGATAGCCGTAAGCGCAAGATGGGTGATCAAACAGTCGAAGAGATGCTTGAAGGCGTGATTGTTGGCATTGATACTGCTGACTTTCCCGGCATTGCTGGAGCAGGCATCACTGAGCTGTTGGAAGAGACACCCAAGTTTAGTGATGAGGAGGTCAATGATATGGAATGGGGTGAACTGACTCTTGAAGAGTTGGTCGCAAACCGCCAAGACCTTCTGGATGAGCATGTGGCCTCCGTAACGGAGGTTCTGAATCAGAAGGTTCAGGACTTGGAGGCTCAACTTGTCGAGGCACAGAAGGTCACTACTGAAGATCTTGTACCGTTGGCCGACAAAACGGCACTAGAAGTTAAAGTCGCTGAGATGCTTGCGGAGCTCTCAACGCTTCGACTCGAAGTGGCCATCGAATATGCTGCACAGATCGGCGTGGGTCGCAAGATCGTCGAGGAACTGAAGAGCAAGGTCAAGATCATTGAGGATATTGACAAGATGCTTCCCAATGCTCGCTCGAGGGCCCTGGCACTTGTACTATCTGGAGTCGCTCCATCACCTGTTACCGCTGCTAGAGGTGTTGTGCATGAGGAGCAGGTAGAGGTAAATGAGGATGGTACTGTTGACGACGACGAACTCACCGAAGAGCAACGGGATATTATGCGGATTGCTGGTTAATTCTACATAAATATATGTAGATTTTTAGATGGAGGTAACTAAAGTGGCACGAAGAGCAGACGTGATGCCTGTGCTGGAGGAGAATGAGGGTTATGAGGACTTCATTCAGTCACGGCGTCGTTACGAAGAGCACTTGGTTTCTAAATGGGCTTATCTGCTTGAAGGAACGAGGAAGCAGAAGCTTAAACCAATCCCTGAGCACCTGCACAAGGTAATGGCTATGCTGTTTGAGAATCAGCAAGCGACCTGCAGGCGAGGATCACTGTTTGGTGAGGATAACCTCAAGTCCGATGTGACTTTGCCTGAGAAGTATGCCCTGCCTATCATTCGCAAGGTATACCCTGAGCTCTGGATCACTAAGGTTGGGGCTATCCAGCCGCTGCCACTATCCAGTGGTGGTGTCGGTAGGGTGTTCTATCAAGACTTCATTCGGGAAGCTGACGATACCAGTCTCACATCTCCTCAGCCCAGCTTCGCGCTTGGATCTGAGGGCAGCATCCCGCAGAAAGTCAAGATGACCATTGAGTCCGAGACTGTCGAAGCTGAGAAAGACATTCTGGGAGCTTGCTGGTCTACTGATGTTCAAGAGGATGCTCGTGGTACGATGGGTATTGACATCGAAAGCGAGCTGGTAGATCAGATCTCCCAGGAAATCCTGCGGGAGCACGATCAGAGGTGCATCACGGAGCTCGTAGAGGGCGCTGGTGCTGGGAACGCTGACTGGCACTGGACACTGGATGAGGGTTACACCGCTAAGGAGTGGTATGAGACCCTTGCAGACGCGGTAATTGATTCCGAGGACTTGATCTTCGGCTACCGTTTCCGCAATGCTGATTGGATGCTGTGTGGTCGTAATGCCTACAAGTTCATTCGCAAGATGCAGGACTTCAAACCCATTGATCGTCCTGCCGTGGGTGGGCAGAACATCCAACTCGGTGTTGAGCTAGTAGGGCGCGTTGAGGGATTCTGGGATGTATATCGCTCTCCCTACATGAACACTAACAAGATCCTTCTTGGCCCTTACCCGCGCACTCAGACCGATACGGGATACATCTATGCACCTTATATCCCGCTAGGCCCCATGCCACTTGTCTATGGCGAGTATGATTCTGACACCGGAGTCTACAAGAACACTGACAAGTGGTCTCGAAACGTCCGTACCCGCCACGCCACAGCGCTTGTGGTTCCTGAACTCTATAGCACGGTGGAGTTAGCATCCTAATATGAAAGTTCGCAACTGCACTGGCAAAATACGCATCCTTAGTCGGCCAGCGGGAAACATCACGCTGATGCCGGACATATGGACCGATGTCCCATTCCAAGATGCCATTAGACTGCATCAGAACAAAGTTGTTGATCTGGAGACTACTGGTAACATCAACGACTATCTCTGGAAGCAGGATGGTGATTTACACTTGTTATGGATGAGTCCGTTTGCTATTGATGATGGCTATGCCAGTGCAGCCGAACAGTATGTGTTGGGATTGTTAGACGTAGGTGTACAGGTCTACCCACAGAGTTGTTGGTGGTCTGTTACAGCAGGTTTAGACAAGCGAACAGTTAAGTTACTAAGTCGGGGTGTGCCGATGCCTCTTCGAGTTGGCCTGTGCATGGCCACCCCGACTACCTTTCCAGAACTACTAACTCCTTATCGTATAGGACTCACTATGTATGAGTCGTCAGAGCCGCTCAAGTATCGCAGTGATTGGCGAGCAGGCTGTAACAGCGTTGATATGCTGATAGTACCTAGCGAGTACTGCAAAGAGATCTTTGCTCCGTTCTTCAAGAAACGGATTGAGGTTGTTCCTATTATCATAAACCCGTTCTACTATCGGCCTGTGCAGAGACAGCCTAAGCCCACATTTACCTTTGCTATGCATGGTACACTAACAGGGAGAAAATCACCCTTAGAGACTCTAGATTGCTTC